ATACGTTTGTTCTGTCCTGTAGTGCCAAGGATTGTGTCTTTGTTAATGTTTTTAAACTCTTTGTCGCCTACATCCTTGATATGCACTACTACGTCTGTTTCTCCGACAGGAATAAGTCGGAACGCTTCGATTCTCCGGTTCTGTCCTGTCGTTCCTGACATACGACCATCAGACTGCCAGCACGCCCAGCCGATGTCACGGATATGTGACTGGTAAGATACCTTACCGTAATGCTGTACGGAGTCCTGAGATGTTCCACCAGATGTTACCTCACCGTCAGAATCCTCTTTTGCCGGAGATGCCGTAGCGATGCCGAATGCATTAAGGATTCCTCTTGCAAGATCGTCAATCTGGTTGTTGAATTTTGTAAGATCGTCTTTATTGGATATAAACCCATTTTCTAATAATCTGTAGCTATATCCTTTCGTTGCTGATCTGTTTACATTAGCAAGATTTGCACGTCCTACGATCTTGTTTGCGCGTCCCGGGAAGAATGAGCCAATGAAATTGGCAAGCGCAGTATCATACTGATCTGGGTTATATCCTTGCTTAATAATTACATGACCACCCTTCGCCGATGCTGATCCGCTGTCCATGTGCAGTTCTAAAATCTGCCAGTCCTTCGGGATGTTGAGTGACGTGATTCCTCTGTCTGCATACCAATTTCTGCTCGTATCTCCAAGTGTAACATTGCTTCCTCCGTATGCTACGATTCTGCTCGCAAGTGCTCTTACTCTTTCTGCCTCCGTGAATCCGTATCCCACTGCTCCAGAATCTCCTGCTCCGTGTCCGGCGATTAAAAATAAATGTGCCATATTTTGCTCCTTCCTGTGCGATGTCGCACACAAACAATAAGAGGACGATTATTCGCCCTCTACTTACACTGCTGTTTATACAACTGATTTACTCCGGTCGCTGCCAACCCACTCGCCATTCCGACCGCAATTGCATTAATCACATCTCCGGCCGGAAAATCCGGCATTGTGTATAGTCCGGCAATGCCCAGAGCTCCGCCACATACAGCCATGATGACCGGAATCCATTTGTCCGGAATTTTCTCATAAGCCTTACAGCCAAGTCCAATCACATAGCAGATTGCTACGATTCCAACTACTGTTCCTAATGTTGTAATATCCATATCATCTAATCCTCCTGATCATGCGCTTGCTTATTTATATGCTTCTCAATCTTGTCTATTGCCTCAGTTACTGGACCATTGCACCCCTGCTCCTTAAGTCCTTTCAAGCAAGCGAGAATTCCATAAGTCAGCAAGCATTGTTCTGACTTTACTCTTTCAATTTCTATGTCCTGCTGATTCTGCTTTAAGTACCACTTGTACACCGCAAAAATAGCAGAAAAAATAACCACTACGGCTGTCAAAAGACTTCCGGCCATAATGATTGTGTTTACATCTACATACACTCTATGTACCTCGATTCTTGAATTTTATGGTATCAAAATAAGACCTCTCGGCCTTGCACGTATCTCCATATGATCACCTCTACTCTTTCGGATATTCATCTTTGCACTGTTTTTAACTTGGATTATACCCCCGAAATTTTCTGACTAATTAAAGCCCTCCTTTAGTTATTACTTTTTCTATCAACTTCTTTTGTGCCAACGCAACTATGTATTTTATTGCGTTCGTTTAATAAATATAATATCACGTAAACAATATACATAATTAAGTCATTTATTTTAGCTCAGTAACAGCTCCCGAACCTTTGTTATATAAATATTTCTTTCTAATTTCATCATACAAGCAAAGTGTTCCATCTGCCTTCTTTACAGGAATCATATCTGCTACAAGCTCACTTCCTGAATAGATTTTCGCGTATATGATTGCGCCTACCATGCCAGCTCCGGCAGCTTCCCCATTTTTGCTCATACATCCAATATAGAACGGGCTCGTCAATGCAAAACTATCAATTGGGTCAAGTTCCACCGTATTATTGTTGAACGAAGCAGTTGCACCCGTTTGCTTGATAGTCCATGTATCTTCCCAAAACATACAAGGTTTCGCCGAACTGCTTACCGTGCCTCTGATCGCATAGAAATTATCAGTCTTAGTAAATCCATATTTATAATTATCATCCCTAGCTCCACATATATATGTGCTGTTAGATTTAACATATAACCTAATATCAGTATTAGTGTTTTGGTCAGGTAGTACTTCCGTGTCGAAATAACAGTTACCGTCAATATTAAGACCTCCAATATTCGTATGCGGTTCGGACGGCTGTACTTGTTTTGCTATAACCTCTACCGTACACTGTGCTTTATGATTACCATCATTTGTTGTAACCGTGACGATTGATGTTCCGACGGTTTTAGCTGTTACCGTTCCGTTCTGTACTATTACGTTAGAGTTATTAACGCTCCATTTCACAGACTGATTTGTTGCTGTTGATGGTTTTACTGTCGCGATAAGCGTCACGCTTGAATCAACTTCAAGTGTCATTTGTGATTTATTTAATTCGACGCCCGTTACCGGTACAATTTCAGGGACTTTTTTCTGAATTGTAACATCACAGGTAGCGGTATATCCTCCATCATCTGTCTGTACTGTAACTACTGCACGTCCAGTTGATTTTGCTGTCACTGTACCGTTTGATACTGTTATATTATCGTTACTTGCTAACCATTTCACAGACTGGTTTGTTGCATTAGATGGTCGCACTGTCGAAGTAAGTTTCTGACTGTCTCCTACCTGCATACTGAGTGTTGACTTATCCAATGTGACACCTGTCACTGGTACAGTTGCTGGAGCGACCGATTCTGTATAACCGATACCTAAGTCACGCAAACGTTGGTCTACAAGTGGAGCGTAGAACTTTCTGTACCATGTTTCCGTCGGATGCACTCCATCACCGACACCTGTATTTGCGTTGCGTGTATATTTGCTCTTATTCTTGGATGTCATTGCAATCTGAGCGCATTTTCTCATATCCAAATAAGGCATATTCCACTTTTTGCAAATTTCAATCATTTTTTCATGGACAGAATCAACATAATTGTTCTTTGAAAACGAATGAGGTATGATATATAATTTCACAGCAAGCGGAAACGTATCCATTACGTATTGAAGAGCACTTTCCATAGCTCCGCAAATAGTAGTCGTATCGTAATTAGAGTCATATGAATCCGATATATTTCCCATTGCAATATTATTATTTAAGTCATTCACCCCACCGTCAAATATAATTGCATCGGGCTGTCCAGTATATGAACGAATTTGAGATATAATCGGAGTGTGTGCAGGGTTATTTGAAATAGCGATATTCGCACCGGACTCAGCGTTATTAATCCATGTACCATCGGGATATTTTTCTTTCAGCGGTTGAACGATGCCTGTTCCCTCTTTCCATCCCCAGCCGGCTATAATGCTATCGCCGAAGGCTACTATTGTTTTTCCTTTGTACGGATTCACTGTATCACCTCCTGTATATGTTCCTGTGATTCCAAAAAGTTCTACACCCTCTTTAATATTTTCAGCTAATAGATTTGCATCACCTTTAATAGTCTGCTTCCCAGACAGATATACACCAGCGTCTATGTTCTGGTCTTCCGTTCCCGGTGTTATGGTCTGTGCTGTCAATCTCTTAATCGTTCCCGTTACTTTTCCATCGGGACCGCAAGCCACGGTGTTCTCTAACATCTTACTCGCAATCGCATTAACGTCCGGCGCAGATACTGCAAGGTAATACACGCCATCCTGTACACCAGCATTCGGATAGGAGTCGGAAGAATCACTGGATATGTAACCAAGTAGATCTGTCCCTTTCTTACCAGTTGCCCCCTTTTCGTCGGATAACGTCCAAATCTGATATTGTGTATTGTATCCGTATGGTTTATATGCTATTTTCTTTGCTTTTCCGTTTTCCGAATTTGTCGGAAGGTAGAGTTTATCAAGTGATATTCCACCACTTTTCAGATTGTAATATCCATCGCTCGTTATTGTCCTTGATGTATACTCTTGTGTGTAATCGAATCCGGACGGTCTATTGCTGCTTCCTGTGCTCTCTTTGGTTTCTACGTAATCAATCAGTTCGCTATATTTCGCCCACGCATACGCTCCGTTGCCTGTTTTGTCTATTTCTGTGCCACCAGAACCGTCACCTTCGTAAGTACCTGTAATCTGATCGCCGTTCTTATCGTGCGCTGTTACACCTTTTAACAACTTACTTGCAGTTACGGTATCTTTTGACAAGTCCATTACTGTTCTTGGTCCGTAATTTATTTTACTAACTCCCATAGCTACCTCCTAACCGATCTGTACCGTTGTTGATCCAGATTCTGTGGTTTCTTTATAAGGGATTTCTTTAACAATTACCTCTGACAATGCATCATATCCGTCATCTGGTCTTATTACCTGTTCATTCACAGTAGGTGAAATTGTTTTTGACTGTGTAACAACTGTTCCACCAGCATTGGATGTCCCGCCGTAAGCGATAATGTAATTTACACGACACATGGTTTCTTCCGTTGTAAGTCCGTTAAAAGTCGCATACCATGATCCATTCAGATATGTAGCTCCATCAAGATGCAGTGTCATCTGACCGTCACCGTTTGCAAAACTTACTGCTGTATTTGCATTAGAAGCACCCGTAATTCCAAGAAGATTATTTATATCAGAATCCGAAAAAACCTCTACACTGTTTGAGTTTGTTGGAATTTTGACGACAATAGTTCCACATTTTGTTACGCATCGAAAATTCATTTTTGCATTCAAATTATTCAGGCTTTTTTCTACGTTTTTTATTCTATCCAATATCGTATCTATACTTGGTTGAATAGATGTATCCCGTGTGACTTCTTCTATACTTAGTCCATTTATGTGCACACGTAACAGATGTCCTTTATATTGTTTTCCACCATAGTATATAGAGTCATTTGTCCACCGAATTTCGTCGTTGTAATTTTCGCCAAGAGCTACCGTCTTCCCTTTTATAATTTCAAATTCTACTTTTTCCACACCAGAATCATTTGTATATTTTATAAATACGTGATCGGTACGCTTTTTCCCTTGTCCTGCTGGTTCAAAATTTAAAGTTGTACTGTCATTCACTTTTGTCCAGACGTGTCTCCCCTGTAGTAATGCATCGCCATCTGCTATTCTTATCGATGTACTTGATACAATTTCCGCTTTAAATTGACTCCCTGCTTCAAGCACGTAAAAATCGCTGCCGAATATATCTCTGTATAACGATCCATCAGCTGCAGCCGAAACCTCAATACCGTTTCCTGTATTCAAATTAATTGCCATCTTAATCACCAACCTTATACGTTACTGTATATCTATCGTTTTCAATTTTTACAATTTCACTATTTATGATTTCCTTCATCGCCACGCCTGTCTGTCTGTTTTTTCCACCGACAATATCTCCTATGTCAACATCTAGTCTGTCAAATTGCGCTGTAAGAGAATCGCTATTTTTCAATTCTTTCAACTTTTCAACGCCCTGGCTCCTAAGTTCTTCATCAGACTCCACATTTCCATAATTATATATCTCTGTTATTTCAGACCTGCCTGTATAATATGGGGCATCAACTATGTTACCAGAACTATCTGCGTATAGATGTATCACGGTACGTTCCGCAAGCTCTCCACCGCCGAGACAGATCAGATGATTTACACCACCTCGATTCTGCTCGAAAATAACTTGCATACCATAATCATCGGAATATTCATATTTTCGTGACAGATCTTCTATCTGAGTTGCAAAAATTTGTACTTTCGCATCTCTAGTAACCGTACACACAAGCTTGGCATCGACATTTGATAACATCTTTTTGATACCCGCATACATGTCTGTATACCGTTCAAATTGGTTACTTGATATTTTTATACCTGCATCATCTGCAGGCACAATAAAAAGGTCAGATAATCCGACCTTTTCTATAAGTTGTTCCAGTATTCTATTCGCATCACCGGATACTATATAATAGTCCTGACCACTCTCAGGCTCAATGATTTTCTTTTCGAGTATCCCCCTGAAAGCACGACCAGAATAATAGACCTTGTTCTTCTTGGTATCTATTTTCACATCATCGACAATACCACCGTATTCTGTATTTTCTACATACCATATACTGCCATGAGACATGCAATGATTCTTTAAATTCATACCGATCTGAAAATCATTATCTTTTCCAATATCCAAATCTATTGAACACTTATGTAGCTCACCTTGCGGTAATCCGCTTGAATCTGTATATATTACCATCCCGGTTCACTCCTTCTATCCAAAAGTATTAAATCAAATCCAAAAGTACCGTCATATTGCACGGCATTTTCACCTGTAGGAATTTTTTCAAAAATATATGATTTTTTATCTGCTTCCCAAAAACGATTTTCTATGCTTCCATTCTGTTTTATCAGTTTAATTGTCCTTTTATTGGAATCAATTTCAACTCTCTGCCCTTTCTCTATTGATGTATTCATTTGATACACATGACTGCCGATTGTAATAGAAGGGTTTGTCACATCACCGTAAATTCTTAATCGAAAATCGCTTTCCACAAAAAACGGATTAACAATGCTGCTGCTCTGCACATAAGAAGAATAGGTATATGGATAAGAATATTCGTACTCTTTTTTCTTGTCATCCTGTGTTGCATCATTCTTCAAAAACATGAATTCTTTTTCTGTAATCCAGTCCGACGAATCAGAAATAATATTCACCGTAAGAACCATATATCCATTGCAATAATAATAGTTAGATTTCTTGGACGCATTGAAATAACAGGATGTATAATATCCGTTTATTTCCAGTTTCCCCGGTGTTTCTGCGAGAATATCACGCTCAAAGACCTCATATATACGGTTTCTTATGTTCAAACCTTCTTCTTCGTTTGCCGCAATAATAATTGTGGCATTTTTCTTTGTAACGCCCTTATGAAAATTTGTAATTTCATCATAGTCACTATCATATAACCACTCATAATCATAGAACTCGCTGTCATTTAAGAAAATTCCACCTGAACCAAACTCTATAGTCTGGTTCAGGTGGTTTGTGTAAGTGGCTTTATTAAGCATATTTTCTCACCAACCTCGCAACTTCACGCCCCTCTACATCAAATTCAACATAATTTGTTAATACATCAATCATAAGTTCTCTTAATCCACCGTTCTTCATCCATGCATATATCATCTTTAATACTTCCGCTGATTCTAAATCATTATCTGAATCCTGAACTGCGGAGTTGATCATATCCATAAGGCTTTGTGTTCCGACAACCGTTTCACTTCCGGCTTCACCACCTGCCAAGAACTGATTTGACTTAGCGTTGTAACCGAAAATAGTCGGCTGATTCATGATCATACCATCGTCCATTGCTTTCTTGTACCATTCAATACCAAAGTGCGGTACACTTGGTGGTGTCAGGCTGAAAGAACCACTGATTGAAATATGTGGTAATTTGAGTTTTGGCAATGACCACGAAAAATTGAAGAAACTTTTAATTCTGTTTATAGCGTTACTTACAATGTTCTTTGCACCTTCAAGGATACTGCTGAACTTATTCTTAATATTTCCAAGTATATTGGTAACTGTCGAATAGGCATTACCAAGACCACTTGAAAATGCATTTTTAATCTCTGATATCTTGTTCAAAACTGCCTGTTTTGCTTCTGACATTTTTGACTTGAACTTATCGGCTACTGCTGAAAGTTTACCGCCGGTCAAATTGTCAATGAATGTGTACCCGGCTGAGTAATACCCTTTTACACCTTCCATTGCTGCTGCTGCAATTCCATTGATTCCACCGCCATGTTCAGCATATGCAGTTTTCATGTTTTGTAGTTTTTCAGACACCGTATCTTTTGCGGCCTGCATTATAGTACCCATCGTTCCCTTGATCTGTGAAAACTTCTCTGAAACAACTTCTTTCATTGCCGAAAACTTCTCTGATGCAGCGTCTTTCAAGTTTCCAAAAAAATTCTTAATTGATTCAATTTTTTCACCAATGGATTCAGCTAAATTTGAAAAAGCTTCTTTTACTGATTCCCATACACTTTTGATTGAATCCCATGCAGCTGTAACTGCTTCTCTGAAACCATCATTGGTATTCCATAATGTGATCAGTGCAGCCACAAGCCCTACCACAAGTGTGACTATAAGA